CGAGTATGGCTCCCGTAAGCCGGTGCATGAGATGGAAGTTGGCTCCGTCGAGCGCTTCCGTTTCATCACTTCGCCTGAACTGGCCCCCACGCTGGGTGCTAGTGGCGTGACCGCAGCTGTGGGCACCACCGGCCTGCTAGACTCCGCATCTTCTGGCTACATTGATGTCTATCCTTGCATCGTCGTGGCTGAGGATGCTTGGGGCCAAGTTGCTCTGCGCGGCATGGACTCGATTGATGTCACCTATCTGCCCCCGGGCCAGAAGGACAAGAACGATCCGTTGGGTCAGCGCGGTTACATCGGCGCTAAGACCTACATGGCCGCTTCCGTCCTGAACAACGGTTGGATGGCGCTGGCTTATGCCGGTACCCCTTCCTTGGCCTAATTGAACAAGGGGCTACTTCGGTAGCCCCTTTATGAAAGGAGACTAAAATGTCGCAATCTATCAAGCAACGCACAGGCGCGTTGTCAATCGGCCCGGACGCAGAGGAGCTTCGGCTTCTTCTGGAAGCCGCGCAGACTGACCTCGCTGCTTTGAAAACCACGACCAACGCAATCATCACCGCAGCGGCTACCAACCTTGCGGCGATCGCTGCGGTCACACCGGTCGCGACTCAGTCGCTGGCCGCTTAACTTCTTCTGAAAGGAAAGCATCATGGCTGAAAATACTACCTACACCCTCACCAAGTACGCAGGCAACGACGGCATGGTTCAGGGTTCTGTTGCATTCGATGCAACTACTATCACCGCTGCGGATTATGTCGAGATTGATGTCGGCTTCCAGCCGCGTGTTGTTGTCTGGGAAAACGCCACCGATCGTACCAACGGTGTGCATTACAAGGGTATGGCCGACGAGTCTTGCATCAAGACCGCTGCTGGCGGTACCCGCACGCTGGAAATTACCGGGGGTAATAAGGGTATCACCCTGACCACCCGTGGCTTCAAGGTCGCGCAGAACGCAACCCTTGCGTTGATTATCGCCAGCAAGACCTGCTACTTTACGGCAACCCCGTAATTGAGTACGCCCTCCGGTGAAAGCCGGGGGGCATTTTTTTAGCTAAAGGAGCAATACAATGATTGACGCTGAAGAACTGGCTGGCACTACCGAAGCCACGACCGTACTGCCAACAAAGGGCAGTGTGAGCCGCAAGAAAGTTCAGTCTGATCTGGTTCAAGAGATTGAGCCTGTTTCTGAGTATAACTTCACTGAGAAAGCCGCACAGTTGGCATTCTTGGAAGAGAAATTAGATGTCCTCGTTCATGAATCCGCCGACCCCAACGCAGAGCCGGTCGTAGAGACTTGGGTAAATGGCATCGCACAACGATTTGTTCGTGGTCAAGTTCAGACCGTTCGCCGCAAATATGTTGAAGTTTTGGCCCGGGCCAAGAATACAGGCATCAAGACCAAGGAAGTGATGGACTACAATGGCGACAAGACTACCGCTATTGTAAAACACACGGCTTTGAAATATCCTTTCAGTGTTGTCCGGGACATCAATCCTCGCGGCGCAGCATGGCTTAAACAAGTAATGTCGTAAAAGGAGTGCCGGATGGCCACATACCTTCAACTCTGTCAGCGGGCGCGCCAAGAGTGCGGTATTGCTGGCTCCGGCCCTTCATCTGTCGTTAGCCAAACCGGCGATCTGAAGCGGATCGTCGATTGGGTTAATACCGCTTGGCAGGACATCCAGACCCGTGAAGAGACATGGCAATGGATGCGCGCGAGCTTCAGCAAGGCGCTGACATCCGGCACGAATACCTATACCTCCACCGCGCTGGACATCACCAGCTTTGCGTCGTGGTTTACTGACAGCATCAAGCTGTATAAGACCTCGACGACCGACGAGTCGCCGCTGACATATATCCCCTACGAGGACTTCTACAACATATACATGCTGGGGACGATTCCTACTGGCAGACCCGCGTACTTCTCTATCAAGCCCGACAAGTCGTTGATCTTTTACCCTACACCGAATCAGGTATATACGGTCAAGGGCGACTACTACACCGGCACCACCACGCTGTCCGCTGACGCGGATACACCGGCTATCCCGGCCCGGTTCCACGATCTGCTTTGGTACGGCGCTATGCGTAAGTACGCCATGTTTGAGGCAGCCAACGAGGTCTACCAGTTCGCGACTCAAGAGTACAACCGCCTGATGCGCAACTTGGAGCAGGACCAGCTCCCGGACATTCTACCTGTGGAGCCTTTGATCTGATGGCACAGGGCGACATCAATGTGAATTCACCCGTCAAGGTGGACTACTTCGCCATGAAGGGGGGCTTCGACCAGATGAGCCCCACCCTCACGGTGCCGCCCGGCCGCGCGCTGTACGCGCAGAACTTTGAGGTGAGCAGCACAGGAGGGTACCGCCGCATAGAGGGTTATGAGCGGTACGACGGAAGACCTTCTCCGCACGAGCAGTCGCAGTACACCATACCCGCGACGATCACGGGGGCGTGGGCTATAGGAGACACGCTAACCGGCGCATCATCGACCGCGACGGCGATTGTCCTAGGCACCACCAGCGAAGGGTTCGTTGTATGTAAAATAGTTGGCACATTCCTGTCCGCCGAAAACCTTCAGATAGCGTCGGTCACTGTTGCTGTGTCAACAGGACTGGCGCACTTGGGCGGCGCGGCTACACCCGCCGCTGATGCCGCGTTCAAGGCATCTACAGCGGACTACTACCGCACCGACATAGGCACTGTTCCCGGTAGTGGTTCTATCCTCGGCGTGTGGGTATACAGCGGATATGTGTACGCATTCCGCAATAACGCGGGGGGCACAGCGGCAGTAATGCACATTTCCTCGGCCTCCGGCTGGACGGCTGTGGCCTTGGGGCACCAACTTGCGTATGACGGCGGCACGGGGCTGATATCAACAGGCGACACTGTGACCGGTGCAACGAGCGGCGCGACGGGTGTCGCAACGCGTGTGGTCAACCGCACAGGGGTGTGGGGTACAGACGCGCAGGGTCTGATTACCTTTGCCAGTATCACAGGCACATTCATAGACAATGAGCACCTACGGACCAACGGCGGGGGCACAAAGCAGGCGCTGGCCAACGGCGTTAATAGTGCCATCACGCTCCCGGCAGGCGGCCGATACCAGTTCGTGAATTACAACTTCGGCGGCGCGTCGGGTACGCACCGCATGTATGGGTGCAATGGCGTAGGGAAGGCTTTCGAGTTCGATGGAACCGTCTTCGCGCCTATCACGACAGGCATGGCGACAGATACACCCGCGTTCATCACGGCGCACAAGAGCCACCTCTTTCTGGCTTTCGGCGCATCGGTTCAGCACTCAGGTATAGGGAACCCGTATGCGTGGTCGGCGGTCTTGGGCGCGGCCGAGTTAGCGGTCGGTGATGTGGTGACAGGCCTCACGCCCCATGTGGGCAACGACCAGTCGTCGTCTCTCATTATCATGTCCCGTAACCGCATTGTGGCCCTTTACGGCAGCAGTTCAGCGGACTGGACCATGGCCCCGAACGAGAGCGAGGTAGGCGGTATCGCGTACACGCAGCAGAAGATCGGCGACATGTACTGGCTCGATGACCGAGGCGTCACTTCGTTGAAGGCCACATTTCAATACGGTAACTTCCAGCAATCAACGATCACACAGCAGATCTATGACTGGATCACCCGCGAGCGCCCGAACGCTGTCGACAGCTGCATTGTGCGCGAGAAGAACCAGTATAGGCTCTTCTTCAGCAACGGCTCCGCGCTGTACATTACTTACATGCAGGACGGGACTACAGAGGTTATGCCTGTTGGCCTTGATGACGCCGTGACATGCTCCTGCTCTGTAGAGTGGCCTCCGGGTAACGAGAGGGTCTTCTTTGGCTCCGACGACGGGGTTGTCTACGAGATGGAGGCGGGTACCAGTATGGACGGCGCCCCCATCGTCGCGTACTTTTCTACGACATATAACCACCTGAAGTCGCCGCAGATCCAGAAGCGGTACCGCAAGGCCGCTATTGATGTAACAGGCGACGGATACTTGGATTTTTATTTTGGGTATGATCTTGGCTACGGCGATACTGAGATCGCTCAGCCGGAGCAGACGCAGATTCAATCAACCCGGTCGGCGGGTCTGTGGGATGGTTTTACTTGGGATCGTTTTTTCTGGGATACTCGTACCTACGGCCCAGTGCAGATTTCAGTCACGGGCAGCGCCGAGAATATCGCACTAGCTATCCGCTCTAGCACNGCGATTGCGCAGCCGTTTACAATCACTGGCATGATGGTGCATTACACGCCCCGCAGGAGAATTCGATGAGTAACAGTTACTACAACCACGGCACCTACCCTTCCTCGGGCGCGTTTGGCTCGTCTGCGGATATGCGCGCGGAACTCGAGCTGGTCACGGCCGGGTTTGCCCTGTTGCCGACTTTGGCGACTAACGGATACAAGGTTGCGATGATC